CGGCGAAAAATTAAACTAGAATTTTTAAAAAATTTTTTAAAAAACTTAATTTTTTAATAACCCTTGAGCCCCAGAAGATTGGCCCCTTCTGGGGTTTTTTTCTTCATGAAAAGATAAACTTCCGCAGCCATAATATCTCATAACTTGCCATATTAAAAAAAATGAATTATTCTTTTTTTGTTCGTTTCACTTAACAAAGGAGATAAAAAAATGAACAACGTTATTTTTAAACTACATCCGCAACCAGATCAGCACACTTTTCAGCGTGATGGCCTGCCAGAGACCGCCTTGGGCCAACGAATTAAGGCCGAAAGATACGCCCTTGATCAAATTAAAATTAAACCCTTAAAATTGATTTTGAACAAAACGGCGAGCCCCAATCACTTGGTAATCCAGACCCAATATTGGAAGGCCTTGCAATCGTATAATACAATCGTGGCCGTAACCAATCGGATCCGGTACGATATCCAAATCCCACAGGTTGATCTTGATGTTAGGTTCTGGGATTTTTCCAGAACTACAAAATTATATTTAATGGCATTTCTAGAAACATTTGAAGACGAATTAAGGTCGGATATCAAGCAGGGTAACATTAATTTAGTTCGCTTAAATTCTGCTAGTCACTCAGTAGAGAAACAAGACGGATCAATTATTGAATACAGCCACGAACAGAAACAAATTCCAAGAGGAGGGATCAGCACATGACACCGGAAAAAATCACAGGCCCAGAGTTAAAACATCAGCTCGCCCAATTTTTTGGGACCGAGAATTATTATATCCATTCTCTATTTTCTAGCGACAAGATAACCTATACGGACGGAGTTAAGTTCTGGGTTGAGAAGGTCGGAGGGTATTGGTTTTTAGATATCATTGTTACTGAATTTATACCCTACATTAACAATCCAAAAAACAGCAATGGGCCTTTTTCCTTAACCTCATTTTGTGAAGTAGAGTTAACAGTCAACCATGACGGAACCGCCTTAATTTTGTTGAATGACGGTAATGGTTCAACACTCGAAACCAAAAGAATTTCTTTCACAGACTGCCCAGATGGTGTGTGGAAATTCTGGATTGAAAACGGAGTTATGATATTACCCTCCGAGCATTAAAAAGAACTTAATACTTGGCCCCTGTTCCTCTCACAGAAGGCCCAAAACTCACCAGATCAAACCTTGGGGACATATCAACCCCAAGGTTTTTTGTTGGGCCGTTCTGGGCGATCCTAGGGCCTTGAACCATGGGCCACAGGCAACCGTCCCCAATTGGATCCGAAGACCAACAGCCAGGGCCGATATAAAAAAATTAAGCAATATCAGACAAATACAAACCCTAAATAATAAAAACATTTTTTTATCTATCAGGCCGGAATTTTCCGCAGCTTAAAAAACTATCAAAAATCCAAGAATTTAGCCAAAAAAACAGGCCCAGAGCATTCCATCAGGTTCCGCGGATCATGACATTCTGGGCCCATATCCTAAAAATCAGGCCTTCAGGACCTAAAAATCAGGCCAGAAAGTAGAATAATTATACTGTTTTAAGCTGTTGCTGGCACGATTCCTGTTAAAAAATTAACCCCCAGGAAAGTTTTTTTTACCTCGGGCCGGCCATTTTGTAGAATATTTGACCCCCTATTTAAGCTTCATTTTCAAAAATTTCGCGGAAAATAATGTCGCTTCGCGTCTCTTATTAAGCTAGTGGGTAGCTATGTCAGTGAGAGTAAAGGGTATGTTTCACGCAAACAATTCCATAAAAAAAGATATCGTGCTATAAAGGTCTTTTAACTTTTAGGGTCCCCTAATGAACCTTGATCCGTCAGACGTAGAAACCCAAGAATTACGCTTGAGTTTACGCCTCGCTCAACTTGAGAAAATCGAGGAGTCTCAGAAAAAATTTTTACCGTTTGTAAAATCAATGTGGCCTGATTTTATTGAAGGGACCCA